TCCGTAATACCTTTGTAATAGGTACTTCAAACGGCTTTCTAGATAAGCCTACCATACAGGTTCGAATCCTGTCCTGACTACTACTAAAAATACAAACCAAATGAGCGTAGAAGAAGGAAGATTAATCAGACAAGCAAGGAAGAAAAGCGGATACACACAGCTAGAACTTTGCAAGAAGCTAGGGCTAAGCCATGCACCTATCAATCAGGTTGAGAATGGATGGGAGTCTATAAGCCTGTTCAATCTTAGAATGATCTGTGAGGCTATAGGATTGGAAGTAGTGATCAGAGAAAAGAAGCAGAATCAAGTCATTATTGAATCTAATCCTGTAACAGGTAGTAATTGGATGCATGATCAATTTATGGCTTCAAAATTTAAAAAATAGTCATGTGGTGGAATGTAGACACGCATCGGAACTGCTTGTAAAAGTGATGGCACAATGAGATACCCTATATTTGTGCGTGCAGGTTTTAATCCTGTCATGACTAAAAGGCTAAGCGATCCCACCTGCCTACAATTGGGATGTGAGTTGTTAGTAGGTAGCCTTCCTTATTACGGCATAAATGCCACAATTAAAAAGAAATCTTAAAAAGATGAAAAGGAATAATTTATTTACTCCATTTTTAGAAAGTAAGCATAATTACAAAGATGTTGTTTTTTATGTAGATTACTGCGGATATGATTCCCGAGGTAACCATTGCTGGCAGTGCAGTGATAGTAGACACTGGGTAAGGGAAAGAGGCAGAAGTAAAGAAGAGGCAATAGAGAAAACCCATATTAGTTGGGACCTTTACATAAATAAAATATAAAATCAGAATGCCTAGAATGCTTCCAAAATCGAAACTAGATTATTCCCTTGAGATCCGCTATAGGCTTTCAAATGGGGAGTGGTCTAAGTGGATGAATAAGGGAAAGGGCAGCTTTCAAACTATCGAACTAGTACAGCAACAGATAAGACTTCTAGCAGCCTCATATAAGGGCAGAGAGAAGGAGATAAGGTTCGAATGGAACGGATGCTATGTGACTACTCAGGACAGCCTACAGGCGAAGTAATAGCCCTTAAATGAAAGCGATAGAATGGCTATACGATCAGGAGTTTAAATATGTATTTCAAAACATAGGTAAAGATCTATGGGAAGATCTCAGGCAAGAGGTAGCAGTCATAGTCCTAGACTACGATCAAGAGAAGCTAGGTGAACTAGTAGCCAAGGGAAAGCAGGTCTTCAAGTTTTGGATAGTTAGGATCTGCTGCAATCAGAGCAATAGCAAATACGGGAAGTTCGGCAGGATGTATGCAGCCCTAGTTCCTGTTGAGGATATAGTCAAGTTCATCAAGGAAGAAGAAGAAATAGACAATAGTCAAGCGGTGGCAGACTCAATATCTAAAATCATTGAAACCCTGTATTGGTATGATCAGGAGATTCTCAAGATGTATGTGGAACTTGGTTCAGTGCGCAAGGTATCAAAGCAGACAGGTATTCCACATACTTCAATTTTCATCACAATTAAAAACATCAGAAAATGTATCAAATCACAGCTAGTATATTAGGATCAATTGGGATCACCCTGATCTACTTCTATATCCTGAACTTTCCTAAATTTTTTAAGAAAGTCACAGGTAGGAATTTGGTCAAGCCTTTTAGCTGTTCCTTCTGTATGTCCTTTTGGATCAGCCTCTTTTTTCTAATCTTAAAAACGGATCTACTATCTGCGATATTTATATCTAGTATAGTACCCTTCATCTACCTGTATGTGGAGGATCAATTCACTAATAAGTTTGAACTATGACACCAAGGGCAAAGGCTGATCAATTGCTGATCAAGTTTAAAATGAGTGAATGTACACATGGCTACAATGATGTGAGGGATCTACACGCTGCTAATAGATGTGCAATAATAGCAGTAAATGAAATAATAAATTCAAACCCTCATTCAAACCCACTTAATACAGAAGTATATTCAACAATGGATTGGTGGCAAGAAGTTAAAAAAGAACTAGAAAAAATATGACACCTGAAGATTTAGAACTATTCAAGAAGCACTTTGAACTCTATGAGTGCTACAAAAAACACGCATTCATTCGAAACTATTCGAAGACAGTCTACACGGAATTGATTCACCTATACACTACCTATGTGAACCCGAAGCACAACTTCTCACATTGGTGCACTGAATGTAGAGCAGAACTAGTCAACTACCTGTATGGGTGGTATGTGAATGAAGCGAATACCACCTGGTACAAAGAAGAGAAGGTAGAAGAAGTAGCTGAAGTGCCATTCACCACAGAAGAACGGGTGATTGAAAACAAGCCTATCAAGAGAAGAAGAAAACCAACCAAATAAAATACACATGGACAACAAACCAAAAACTAGACTAGGAAACGGGAAGAAAAGAAGTGATTCATGGATCACGGCTGCTATCTGTATATCTGATGCTGAGGCACACGCTTACACTTACAACGGGAAGAAGTATGTGAACTTGAATATCAACATCTATGATAAGCCGAATGAGTACGGGAAAGATGTAGCCATTAACCTAAACGATTATAAAAAGGAGGAAAATAATACCCCACAGGTTAACAAGATGCCTACTGCTCCTGCACCTGTAGAGGAAGAAGAATACAATCTACCATTCTAAAAAAACGAACCATGTCAAACTTTCAATTGAATTTCAATAGTGCAACAAAAGTGATAAGTGTAACCCTTGATCACGAAGACGGAATCTTTGATCTAGCTTACTTGTTTAAGAAGTTGCTAGATGATGCAGGTATCCCCAACAAGCTAGAGGAAAAGGAGATCACACCTGTAGAACCTTTGCAAGTAGCTAACGAAAAACTAGACTAATCATTCCCCAAAATTCCACACTATGAAAAAGCCTGAGAGATCCGTGATAGAGAAAGCTATTGTGAAGGCATTTGGTAACCTATCAGCAGCCTCAAAGTCATTAGGTGTAGATAGACATACCCTTTATAGTTGGATTGAACAGGATGGCTTAGAACAGGCTGTAATCGAAGGCAGGAATTCTAGGCTTGATTTCGTAGAAGGGAAGCTAGATCAAAAGATAGATAGCGGTGATACTACTGCTATCATCTTCTTCCTTAAAACACAGGGGAAGTCTAGGGGATATGTCGAAAGGCAGGAGATCACAGGTGCTGATGGCAAAAAGATATTCGAAGTTAATATTGTGGATGACAGCAACTAGCATAAAAACAAATAAGGTATTTCGCCATCTTGAGAATAGCAAATCAAAGATAGTAATTGAGCAAGGTGGCACTAGATCAGGGAAGACCTACAATATCCTTCTTTGGATAATTTTTTCATACTGCGAAAAGAACACAGGTAAGATCATCACCATCTGTAGGAAGACCTACCCTGCTTTGAGGGGTACTGTCATGCGTGACTTCCTAACCATCCTCAAGGATCATGAGATCTACTCAGAAGATGATCACTCAAAGACAGCATCAGAATACAGGCTAAACGGCAACACGATTGAATTCATATCCCTTGATATGCCTCAAAAGATCAGGGGTAGAAAGAGGGATTTACTTTTTTGTAATGAGGCTAATGAATTGACCTTTGAAGATTGGCAGCAGCTACTATTCAGAACGAATGAGAAGGTGATAATTGATTTTAACCCTTCGGAGGAATTTCATTGGATCTATGATCAGGTGCTACCTAGAAAGGATGTGGAATTCTATCAAACCACCTACAAGGATAACCCTTTCCTGGGGGCAGAGATCAAAGCAGAGATTGAAAGACTCAAGGATATAGATGAGAACTATTGGAGGGTCTACGGGCTAGGGGAAAGGGGTCAAAGCAGATCCCTAGTATATACCTTCAGTACTACCAAAGAAATACCAAAGGAAGCAAAGCTAGTAAGCTATGGGCTTGACTTCGGGTATAGTTCAGATCCTACTTCATTGGTGAGAACCTACATCCTAGATGATTCTATGTATGTGGATGAATTGCTGTATAGGACGGGCATGACAAATCAGGACATAGCAAATGAGATGAAGGCACTAGGGCTTGATAGGAGTAATGAAGTATTTGCAGATAGTGCCGAACCTAAAAGTATTGAGGAGATCTACAGGATGGGGTGGAATGTGAAGCCTACGATCAAAGGATCTATCAACATAGGGATAGACATCATCAGGAGATACAAGCTATTCGCAACGGAAAGAAGCTACAACCTGATCAAGGAACTACGGAACTACAAATACATTGAAGATAAAAATGGGCAGATGACTAACAAGCCTGTCGATAATTTCAATCACGCACTCGATGCCTTGAGGTATTCGGTGGTCAACAAGATCACATCAAGCCATCTAGGGAAGTACTCCTTCAGGTAGCGGTCGCAGATTGCGACTTCAAATCAAGATACATCAAACCAAAAAAATATATTTCTAATCATGTGGGATAAATTGACAGTCGGGCAGTTCATCAGCCTGTACGATATTGAGGCAAATTCAAATCTGAACATTATCGAGAAGCAGCAGAAGATGCTTGCAATCGTGGAGGGTAAGGATGAAGAATAC